TGCGCTGAAGTTTGGCAAGTTGAGTGTAGATGCTGATCTTTTCAAGGCCACAGTAATCAGCAATATCAACTGTTGTTTTAGGCTCAATGCAATACCGCAATATCTTTTGTTCTGTTGACATATATTCCCTTTAAAAGGATACATTAAGCTATCTAAACAGATCAATCAAGAAGTATTAACTAAGTGATAACCCTTACTCTGTTTTATTTAAATATAGTTCCCCTACCCTTATACCCACCCACCGTAGTAGTTGAGGATAAATCCTTTACGACAGACCTGTAGCTTGTTAGCTCTGTGGCAGGCGGCTCACCCCACCCGTAGATTTCCTAAATTACTAGCAGTCCTTGCAAGTAATAAAGATCAACACCTACAGTAAATGGTTTTAGTAGATTTCTCTACTCTGTCTATATCCTGTTCGATTTCTCTACTAGGGCGTGCGGGTCACACGGGATAAAGCTATATAACAAATGTATAACTGACCTAAACGGGTACGAGCGGCCACTCTATTAGCTAATGCGCCCTGACAGCTGTTTTAAAAAACAAAAAAGCCGTTTTAATCTGTATCCTGGTGAGAGAAACCACTATCGTTTTCAAGGCGCAAGTGGATCAGGCTACAGACTAAAACGGCTTCGTTATCTCTCACGACAACAACTCAATTCTGCCACCGTCTTTCCGATGTGTCAAGGTCTAAAGCTAACCTGATGAAACACGACCCTTATCATTGATGAGTTTCTGCTTGCTAAAGGCTTAATCAGTCTAATGCAACTCAGGCCAGATTTGTTGCCAGTTAGGGATTTCTTTTCTTGACCACTTACCGTTTGATTTCTTTTCAAGCTCGGCAGCCAGCAACACTAATTGATCACCAGGCAGACCATTGTTGCGCCATTGCGATACAGCTGGTGGACTGACACGGCAGAGCTTGGCTACGGCAAACGTGCCACCTAATGTTTGTATGATTTCTGTTGTATTCATGTTAGATAGCTTAACAGATGAGGTTTTGTATGTGTTGACTTATCTGTTTAGATACCTTAATATCTATTTACTGACATACCCGTCAGGATTTTATACAGGTGCATAAATGAAAGAACTAGCAAAAGCATTAGTCACGGCTCAGGCAGCAATGTCACACGCAGCCAAAGATAGTAAAAACCCACACTTTAAATCTGCATATAGCAGCCTGGCATCAGTCATTGATGCTGTGCGTCCTGCTCTGTCAGCGAACGGTTTAGCCTTTGTGCAGATGTTGCATACAGCAGACGGTGGCGTAGCAGTCGAAACAGTCCTTATCCATGAATCTGGCGAGCAACTTAGCTGCGGCACGTTGTTTATTCCCGCAACTAAACAAGATGCACAAGGTTACGGTTCTGCAATTACTTACGCAAAACGTTACGGCTTGCAAGCAGCACTTGGTATTGCGTCAGAAGATGACGATGGCACAGCTGCCGTAAAAGCACCGCCTAAACTAATTGAAAAGCCAATTGAGAAACCAAAAGGCATTGAGCTTGACCACACGATTGCTCAAATGGCATCAGCGGTAAGTTATGAAGGTTTGAAAGACATATTTAGAACTGCATGGCCTGTTTGCTTGAAAGAGCAACAAATTCCATTGAAAGCTGCATACGATCAATTTAAAGCAAACTGGGAACAACAATAATGGCAAACGATCTTAACCGCTGCGAGTTCATTGGGCGCTTGGGCAAAGACCCTGAAGTACGTTACACCGCTGACTCTAACGCAATTTGCAATTTCTCTATTGCTGTCGGTTACAAGACCGCAACCAAAGAAACGACAGAATGGGTCAGAATCACGGCGTTTGGCAAGTTGGCAGGAATATGTGCCGACTACCTTAAGAAAGGCTCACAGGTCTTTATAGCGGGTCGTATGACTACCCGTAAGTGGCAGAACAAAGATGGCGTGGATCAATATACAACTGAGGTGGTTGCTGACCAAATGCAGATGCTTGGTGGTCGGCTTGCTGAAGATGCACCGCCAGCTGCGCCTGCTGCAAAACCAGACGGTGGTTATCGAGCTATGAAGGAAGGCACGTTTATACCAATGGAATCTGACTTTAACGACCCGCCTTTTTGATGACGCAATCAGAGGAGGCAATATTAATATCTTGGCGATTGCAGCAATGGTACGAAGGCATGGTTCTTGACGCTAGAGCCATGCAAGACTTACAGGATGCAATCGAGATGCTTAAAACATTAGCTAAACAGGTGCAAAAATGAAATTATTTTTACCTGAAAACTTTACGTTGTTAGATTTAAAAAAAATTGAATTTGGCAAAAAAAAGCATGATAACTATGTTCCATTATTTCATGTTTTAAAAGTTTTAAAACGTCAAAACGGTAGCAAAATATTAACTCATTTTTATCTTAAATCTGGCGTTGCAACTGAAACAGAACACAGAACTTTAATTAATGTTTTTGATAAAACAACACAAAGCGAAATTTATCAACAATTAGCTTATCGGTTTGTGCGTAGGTACAAAGTTTTAGCTGCGTTTTCATATTTGTTAGAAAATTGTTTGCATTATAGATATAGGGTAAATCATCGAGTTAATTTAAATTTGCCCAAACATAATTGCTCGGCTGGGTGGTTACTTGCTCAACAAAAAAATCAAATTAGAGCAACCGTTGATTCTTTTAATAACAAATATGCTCCAGATATTGCTTTATATCGTATGCGTGAAATTGAAAAAATGATAGAACGCAAACGTCAACCAACTGGTGTATTGCTTGTGCAATGGGTTTTACAACTTGAGTTATTTAAACTAATAAAGGTAAAAGAAAATGAACAATTTAGACAAAATTTCAAAGAAAAACAACTTAGGATTCGGGGACAACAAAGTTATTGCGCCGAAATGCAATGAAGATGTAATTGTGATGTTGTCGCAAATTATGGCGGCGGCAGTTAACAATTCAATTGAATTGGAAAACGCTAAAGTTGCTTTAACTGCTGCAACTAGAATTATTGAGGTTCAACAAGCCGATACACGAATGAAAGCATTGGCAATTACTACGCAACGCATAATTTCAAGCGAAAAAGGTTGGGCGTTGGTTCAACAAGATCATCCAGTTTTGGAGGCACGGAAATGATTATCAAATCAGCAGATTCAGAATCAGGCCATTGGTACGCAGCTGACGGTTCACCAGCGTACAAAATCATTGGTAAGAACGGCAAAGAACGCAATACAACGGTTCGTGACGCAAGAGAACTTGGGCTAAAGCCTAGCGTAACAACTATCCTTGGAATTATTGGTAAACCTGGTTTAAACACTTGGCTGCAACAACAAGTATTACTGGCGGCTCTTACGTTGCCACGCATTGCTGGCGAAACCGAAGAAAACTGGCTAGAGCGGGTTATGTCAGATTCCAAGTCAACAGGCCGTGACGCTATGGATCGTGGCACACAGATGCACGGAGTATTAGAACGGTTTTATCGTGGCGAACAAGACGATTACCCTGTTTACGTTGACCAGGTTGATGCGTCGATCAGAATCCACTTTGGGCATGACCAAACGTGGGAGGCAGAACGCTCGTTTGCGTACGAAGGGTTTGGCGGTAAGGTCGATTTGATTGCTGAAAACATCGTGATCGACTTTAAGAGCAAGGATAAGCTCGACAAGGTTGTGCCGTATCACGAGCAATTAATGCAACTGGCGGCTTACCGTGTCGGCCTTGGCAAACCCACAGCCAGATGCGCCAACGTGTTCTTTACTGCCGAAGGTGATGTGAAACTGATCGAACATTCAGAGGATGATCTTGCCTCTGCATGGGATTGCTTTCAGTATTTACTAGCGTTCTACAAACGCAAGAACAACATATAATTAACTGTCGGTGTTGTTCACTCCTTGTTCCATCGACCGCCCCGTAAATGGGGCGTTTTGTTGTAAAAACCCAAATAAATTAAAAATAATTGCAAAACTAGGGTAAACACCTATGCTTTTATTGTTTAGATAGCTTAATATCTAGTCATGGCAACACGCCATTAACCACGAAAAAAGGTACATAAATGAAATACTCATACATTCAATTAACAGACGAAGGCAAACGCCAGTTGATGCGTGAACTTAGCCGTGAGTTGACCGACAAAAAGATTGCTGAATTGATGGATCAATTTGCAGACGGCGTAAAACTAGACGCAAACGGCGAGCCTTATATCAAGATTGATGCAGATGACGTTGAAAATTGCGTCTGCCCAATGTACACACACTTTATTGACGTTAACCACATTGAAACCGTAACGGCTAATGAGGAGGATGGTAATGAATAAGCGTAACTGGCCTTTTCTGACAGACCTTGGTGATTCAAACTGGACAGGTCGCACCACTCGCAAAATGCGTTGCCAAACACGCTACACAAGGGCTGACGAACGCATACCGCCTATTGCTTGGGTTGTAGGCTTGTTGATGTTGGCGCTCGTGTTTGGGTTCTTTCCACTTTTAAGTTTGGTGATGCTATGACTGACCAACAATTAGTTAAACAACTCGACTTGTATGAACGTGCCTACCTAGTGTTAACAATTTGGTCTGAGGATTATTGCAGCGTTGATCCAGATCATCAAAAAGTTATTGATGATCTGCAACGAGAAATCAAACGGATCACTAAGGAGTTGGAACGCAAGCCGTGGGTTGGACTGACGGATGATGAAATGCTAAATACTCTTATAGAGATTGATTGCAAAACAGTACGTTTGCCCATTGGTTTTAAACTTTTTGCCCACGCCATTGAAGCCAAACTGAAGGAGAAGAACACATGAACCAAGTTGCTCGTAACACCGATCCGTCAACCAGTTGGGACGCAGCTGACCGTGCTAAGGTCTTAGCGGGTCTGCACGGTGAGTTAGTGCTTTCTGCCTTACTTAGATATGGCCCGCAAGGAAAAGACGGTATAGCCTCGATTACGGGACTCGATGGTAATCAGGTTGCCAGGCGTTTAAGTGAGTTAGAGCGCAACCACGAGATCCTGCTGACGGGGCGCAACGTGCAAAGCAAAAGTGGTCGGGCCGAGAGGGAATGGAAAGTTATGCCGCGGCAGATGGAGTTGATATGAGCTACATCATTGGAAACTTACCGCCAATCAAGTGTTTTGTGCGGCGAGAGTATTTGTACAACTTTGAGAAAGGCCAAGGTGAGCTTGAGCCTGCCATTTGGGTGAGCATCAAAGCAATCCGTGGGCAAGTGTTTCGCATTGAAAGCCTGTTGCCACGGTACGGTGCTTTGTACGACAAACTACCTATTCAGGCTTACGTTTGGAACACCAAGCATGGTGATTTGGATTACGACATATTGCAGCTGTGGGATTGCATGGGGTACAGATTCACGGTGCATGAAAAGATTGGATTGCGTAACCTTGGGGTTAAATTCTTAGGTAAAGATAAAGAATGGCATTTTGGCAAATACCTGTTTACCGTTGACTTTTGTGCCGACGGTATGGATGTCGACACAGGGTTTACTGAGGTTGCTGAAGAACACAAGTCATTTAACTTTATCCGGCTAGATAATGGGCAGTTTGCAGCGCAACCGAACAACCGATGCCTTTGGTACGACCAGTCGCTAATACCGGCAAAGACGGACTTTCCTGATTTTCAAGCATCACGGCATATTTGGACTGTAGACGGTTCACGCAAGTGGTCAGCGGGTGATGATTGGTTCTACGATATTGGGGAACGGAATGAGTGAATACAGCCCACATCCAGCAATTGAATACATTTGGGAAAATGCACCGGCTTATGCCAAAGCAAAGGGCGAACTGGCGCAATTGGAGGCGTACAAATCTAGCCTAAAAAGCATTTTGATGAAGAAATCAGGCGAAACTAGCATAGGGGCACAAGAACGTGAGGCATACGCTCACATAGATTATCGAATTCATTGTGATGCAATTGGGGCGGCTACAGCACAGGTCGAGTTGCTTAAATGGCGCATGACAAGCGCACAGATGCGATTTGATGCCTGGCGCACAGAGCAGGCCAGTAACCGACAAATTGAGAAAATAACCAAATGATCGACTATTCTGAAAGCCTAATTAAACTAACCGCAATGATGCACCAATACCAAAAACTTGTACTGCAAGGCAAATATGACGCAGCAGCTGACGTTGCTGTGGATATGCAAATTGTCTTGGTCGACTTGCAACAATGGACAGAGGCTCAAGTTGACCAAAGCGCAGCGTAAGCATTATGAGAAACTTGCAGAGCTAGGTTGTTCATTGTGCCGACACTTGGGTTATGGGGAAACAATGCCACATATTCACCATATACGACGATTAGGAATGAAACGTGAAAATTCGCCGGTTATACCGTTATGTCCGACTCATCATGTGGGCAATGACGGGGTACATGGATTGGGCAAAAAGGCGTTTGCTGAAAGGTATGGAGTTACAGAAGAAGATTTATTAGCCCAAACAGAGGCGCTATTGTGATTGCCACCCTCCAGCTGCCGTTGCCACCATCGATGAATACCTATTGGCGCAACTTTAGGGGCAGAACAATACTTAGTCAGGGCGGCAGGGATTACAAACTGGCGGTACGAGAGTATGTGACAATCAACAAAGTGCCCAGTTTTGGCGCAAACAGGCTAATGGCAATCATTACTATCTTCCCAAAAGATAGGCGCAACATTGACTTAGACAATAGGCTAAAAGGCTTATTCGACGCATTGCAAGATGCAGGCGTGTTTGACGATGACGGACAGTTTGATAAGATAGAAATAGCCAGGGGGTCGATTAAATCAGGCGGCGGTTGTACAATTGTGATAGCTATCTTGTGAGGTCATTATGGACTATCCTGCCGTTTTCGTTGCAACCTTGTTCCATAGCGGGACAAACGCACACTTTATGCACTTGCAAACAGACTCTTATGCCAAGCATAAAGCGTTGCAAAAATACTACGAAGGCATCATCGACTTAGTTGATACTTGGGCAGAAACGTACCAAGGGGCTTATGAGCAGATCAAAAGCTACCCAAAAGACTTTCATCTAGCTACAGACCCAGTTAAGTACATCACAAGCGTCAAAGCCTTTGTAAAGGACATTCGTGACGAATTGCCTAAAGACACAGAATTACAGAACATCATTGACGAAATTGCAGGGTTGCTGAACTCAACACTATATAAATTGAGGGCGTTTAAATGAAAGCGGGACTCTATGCCAATATTCTTGCAAAACAAGAACGCATCAAAGCAGGCAGCGGCGAGAAGATGAGAAAGCCTGGCGATCCAGGCGCACCTACGGCTAAAGACTTTAAAGAATCAGCTAAGACAGCTAAAGACGAGAAAAAATGACAGCGGCTTGGCAACGCAAAGAAGGGCAAAACCCTGCTGGCGGTCTAAATGCCAAGGGTCGAGCGAGTGCCAAAGCTGAGGGCATGAACCTCAAGCCACCAGTCAAATCAGGCGATAACCCAAGACGAGCGAGTTTTCTCGCACGAATGGGCAATACGGCAGGGCCGATGGAGAAAGACGGGAAACCGACCAGACTTGCCCTAGCCTTAAAAGCATGGGGTGCATCAAGCAAAGAAGATGCAAGGTCAAAAGCTAAGAATATCAGCGAACGCAATAAGTAAGCTAAACTTAAAGTATCTAAATCTAAGACAATTGAGAAAGATATGGCAGTAGAAAAACAATCCAAAGCTATCAAAGGCGGCAAAAGGGAAGGCGCAGGTAGACCTGTTGGTATTCCTAATAAAAGCACAACGAAAGCTCGTGAAGCGATTGCAGCCTTTGTTGATGGTAATGCACACCTATTGCAAACGTGGCTTGAGCAGGTCGCTATGGACGAGAGGTATGGCCCGAAAACAGCGTTTGACTGTTTCATGGCTGTCACTGAGTACCATGTGCCAAAGCTCGCAAGACAAGAACACGTCGGCGCAGATAACGGGCCTATCGAACTGGTGGTCAAGTGGCAAGACGAGAAGTAGTCTTACCTTACTCGCCACGCCAAGCGTTCAAACCGTTTCATTCACGCACAGAGCGTTGGGCTTGCTTAGTAGCTCACAGACGAGCAGGAAAGACCGTAGC